CTTTGAAAATTCTCCGCGGGGATTTTTTGGAAAAAGGCTTTGACCTTTGTCCACCTGGGGCAACATTTGAACGAGCCCACAAGGTTGATAAATTGGCCTGTAAGATCCTCTTTACGCCCAGATTGCGATCTCCTCCTTTCATTACCTCCTTTCCAATGAAAGTCTCTCGTCTATGACTTGCCGCGACAGATGGCTATAAGGTTTTCTCCACTTATAGGTTGTACTCAACTTGTGTGGGCTTCTTCAAATGTTGCCCTAAACTATATTCAAACTCAAACTCATTCAGCAGAAACCACCATGAAAGTCACAAATAATCTGCAAAAACAAGCGGAGAGGAGGCGGGTAGAGTGGCTAAAGCTGTGAAGGCATCTGGAACCACAAAAACAGCTCGCCGAGTTCCTTTGACTCCAGAGGCCCGAGAAAGTCAGTTGATTTCATTGGCGATGGACCTTGCCGAGCAGCAGCTACGAGATGGAACCGCTTCTTCTCAGGTTATCACAGAGTTCCTAAAACGAGGTTCTACAAAGGCTCAGATTGAGAAAGAGCTTTTAGAGAAGCAGGCTGAGTTGGCGGCAGCAAAAGCTGAGTCTTTGAAGTCTGCTGCTCGTATGGAAGAGCTGTATGCGGAGGCCATGAAAGCAATGAAGCGGTATGGCGGTCAGTATGAAAAAGAGGTAGACGATGATGAGTATTATTAAAGCTTCCATCATCAAAGACAGAGATGATTTCAATCGTTTGAAATGCTACTCTGAGCTATCTCAGCTTCATACTTTCAGAGAACGCTATGAATACCTTCGCTTAAATGGTGCTGTCGGCAAAGAAACCTTTGGTTTCGACCGATACATGAATCAAGCATTTTATCGTTCTCCAGAATGGAAACATGTTCGAGACATCGTTATTGCAAGGGATTATGGTTGTGATCTCGGCATTGAAGGTCGAGAGATTTATGGAAGAGTTCGGCTTATCATACATCATATGAACCCGATTCTTCCGGAGGATATAAGAGATCGAAACGATATGATCCTTGATCCAGAATACTTAATTACCACAATTCACGATACTCATCTTGCCATTCATTACGGAGACGAGCACATGCTTTTACAAGAACCGGTTGTAAGATTCGCCGGTGATACTTGCCCATGGCGGCGCTGATAGCTTAGATGCTATGGCGTCAAATTTTTTTGTGTCAATCGAGGCATGAAAAGGAGGATGTGCTATGCGCGGTAACGATCAGGACCGTGCTGAGGTCATCGGAACTGTAACGGGCTGCGATTTACTCAGTCTTTATGAATCTCCCGATCCTGAAGCTACTGTTCTTACGGAACTTCCAGCCAAGGGTGAGATTCTTGTGGATCTCGATCATTCGACTGCTTCGTTCTATAAGATTTGTAATGCAGCCGGAATCGAGGGATTCTGTAAGAGGCAGTTCGTCTCTATCCATTCATAAAAAGGAGGTTGTTGTGTGGAGACTTCTGATAGTATCCTAACCTCCGTCAAGAAGCAATTAGGGATCGAGGCGGAGTATGATCACTTTGACGCCAATATCATTATGCACATTAACAGCGTCTTTTCGATCCTTAAACAAATGGGCGTTGGGCCGTCCAGCGGTTTCTCCATTAAAGGAGACACTGAGACATGGGATTCGTTCATTGGAGAAGACTTTGAGTCTTTCGCAATGGTGGAATCATACATGTATCTCAAGGTTCGTCTTCTCTTTGACCCGCCGATCAGTTCTGCCGCGATCGAAGCAATGAATCGTCAGATAAGCGAGCTTGAATGGCGGCTCTTCGTCGAAGCAGATCCAGCCCTATAGAACGCTGAAAGGAGGAAATCCACATGGATAATAGTGTGCTCGTTCACTACGGTGTTCTTGGCATGAAGTGGGGCGTTCGCCGTTTCCAGAACAAAGACGGCAGTCTTACATCTGCTGGCAAGAAACACTATGGTGGTGACAGTAAAGAGAAAAAGGAAATGGACCCTGAGAGACGAGAGCGTCTCAAAAAGGTTGCCATTGCAACCGGAACCGTCCTTACAGTGGCAGCTGCCACAGCTCTTTATCTCAACAATAAATCCGCTGTCGACAGTTTCGTGAAGCAGCATGGCAGTCAGCTTCTTTCCACGATCAAGGACACTTCTAATGAAGTCAGTAACACCGTGAAAACAAATTCGGCGAAGCGTACTGCCGCTAAACTTGCTGCCGACAAAGCTTATGCACAAGCTCATAAGTCTGAGATTTTGAAGTCTGCATCCAAACTTAATCGCTACAAGGAATTTCTTGGTGAGGACGAAGTCAAGGGTGCGATCAAGAATCTACAGCAAACAAGAGATTTGCATCAGCTTTCTCAGGACAATATTCGGCGTGGTGCAAATTATGTTTCCGCATTTCTGGCTTATGGCGCAGCTGCCACAACCGCTTATGGGTTGGTGAACTCGCCTCTGGCCAAGGACATCTCAAAGGCAGCTCAGAAACCTAAAGAGAAATCCAAGGGGTGATCTGATGTCTTTATCAAACACCGCTGTTCCCCGGTATTACGGCGCTTTTCGCGATGCGGTCATGCGTGGCGAGATTCCCGTATGTAAGGAAGTCGCTTTGGAGATGGAACGTATTGATGATCTGATTGACGACCCCATGTATTACTATGATGACATGGCTGTTGAAGGTTGGATCGAGTTCTGCGAAAACGAACTGACACTGACTGATGGTTCTGATCTCCATTTGCTGGATAGTTTCAAGCTCTGGGGAGAGCAGGTGTTTGGCTGGTACTATTTCGAGACGCGGTCTGTTTATGTCCCAAATAAAGATGGACGAGGAGGCCGATACGTCACAAAGAGAATCAAGAAACGATTGACGAATAAGCAATACTTGATCGTAGGAAGAGGCGCAGCAAAATCTCTATACGATTCTTGTATTCAGGCTTATTCATTGGTCGTTGATGGTTCTACAACTCATCAGATCACTACAGCCCCAACGATGAAACAGGCAGAGGAGATCATTAACCCGATCAAGACTGCAATCACCAGAGCAAAAGGTCCTGTCTTCAAGTTCATGACAGAAGGGTCGATTCAGAACACAACTGGAAACGCTGCAAACCGTGTGAAGTTGGCTTCAACAAAGAAAGGGATTGAAAACTTCATCTCCGGATCTCTTATCGAAGTCCGACCAATGTCTGTCGATAAACTTCAAGGCCTGCGTTGCAAAATTGCCACTGTAGATGAATGGCTTTCTTCTGCTGATGCCAGAGAGGACGTCATCGGCGCAATCGAGCAAGGTGCATCTAAACTCGACGACTATTTGATTGTCGCAACAAGTTCAGAAGGAACAGTCCGAAACGGAGCCGGAGATACAATCAAAATGGAGTTGATGAACATTCTCCAGCGAGTTGGTCCACCACAACCTCAAGTTTCGATTTGGTGGTACAAGCTCGATTCTGTTGAAGAGGTCGCTTATCCGAACATGTGGCTCAAGGCAAATCCGAACATCGGGAAGACAGTGACCTATGACGTATACCAGAAAGACGTTGATCGAGCAGAAACTGCGCCTGCTACGAGAAATGATATGCTTGCAAAGCGTTTTGGTCTTCCGATGGAGGGTTATACATACTACTTTACGTATGAAGAAACGCTCCCGCATCGTCGGCAGAAGTTCTGGCAAATGCCATGTGCACTTGGAGCTGATCTTTCACAAGGCGATGACTTCTGTTCGTTTACGTTCCTTTTTCCGTTGAGAGATGGTTCCTTTGGTGTAAAAACACGAAATTACATTACATCTTTAACGTTGCATAAACTCCCTGCTGCCATGCGAGTCAAGTATGAGGACTTTCTGGCGGAAGGGAGTTTAATTGTTATGGAGGGAACTGTTCTCGACATGATGCAGGTCTATGAAGACCTTGATGACCACATTATTCATTGCGGTTATGACGTTCGATGCTTTGGATATGACCCTTACAATGCAAAAGAATTCGTAGAACGCTGGCAAGCTGAAAACGGTCCTTTTGGTATTGAAAAGGTTATCCAGGGTGCAAGAACAGAATCTGTTCCTCTTGGTGAGTTGAAGAAACTTTCTGAGGAACGAATGCTGATTTTCGATGAGGAGTTGGTAACATTCTCAATGGGCAACTGTATTACCATGGAAGATACCAACGGAAACCGAAAACTGCTAAAGAAGCGTTCTGATCAGAAGATTGACGCTGTTGCTGCAATGATGGACGCATACATCGCATACAAGCATAATCCAGAAGCATTTGAATAACCGGCTACATTCAATCGAATGTTACAGGAATCGAATAATAAGGAGGCGATGATCTTTTTGCACATCGATATCAAGCTAAAGAAAAAGTGCGTCGATGCCTACAACGCAGGTCAGAAGCCGAAGGAAATATTCCAAAACCTGTACCATGAGGCAAATCCTGAAGCCGGATACGAGACGTTTCGCAGACAACTGCGAACGTGGCGCACGAAAACATTCCCGGATCAGTTGACTTTAGCTGCCGGGACATACGAGGGTTTCACGGCCCACAATGCGACAGTGCAAGTTAACGCGCAGGGAGAGATTATTCAAGCATGGATCAAGCAGGCGCTCGATGATGGTCAATGGGATGCTCTTTTGAAAGCCATCCATGACAACATCGAACCTACCAGAATTGAACCAAATACAGGTGATGGTATTGGTATGCTGGAGATTCCTTTGTATGACATGCACTTGCCGCTTTCTGACCATACGAAGAGCATTGAACAACTACTCGGTATAATTGAACGCCAGAAATGGCAGGAGATCAATATCGTGATCGGGCAAGACATGTTCCACAATGACGATATGCGTGGCCGAACTGCTTCTGGACGGCCAATTGAAAGAGTGGACATTCCTCGTGCCTGGGAAATGGCAAAAGAGATCTGGTACAACGTAATCGAAACGTCGCTTCGACAATCTGAATACGTAAACCTGATCTACAGCATTGGTAATCACGATGAAAGCCTTGCATGGGCTTTTGTACAGATGCTGAAAGATCATTATCCTCAGCTACACGTTGATGACCGAATGAAACAGCGAAAGTGCATCTTCTGGCAAAACTGTTTCATTGGCTTGACGCATGGTCACTATGCAAAGAATAAAGTTCAAGATCTTCGAGGTCAATTTACCATCGAATTTCCTGAAGAGTTTTCAAAATCAACGGTTCGGGAGATTCACGCTGGGCACTTGCATCACGAGGCCGAAGGCGATTTGTATGGCGTAATGATTCGTCGTCTTTCAAGAAATGGAACCACAGATCAGTGGTCAGAAGATGAAGGATACGTTGGTGCTCATAAGCGCTTTATGGTTTTTGAATGGATGCCTGGTTGTCTCAAAGCGGTCTACTACATCTAGGAGGACTGCAAATCATGCAACATATTATCACAGAAAGGAGGGCCGTATATTGGATCAACATGACAGTTCCATATCGTTGAGTGTTCTTGCCCATCACGGAATCGTTGGTATGAAATGGGGAGTTCGACGTTATCAGAACAAGGATGGAACATTGACTCCAAAAGGTCGAGAACGACTGGAGAAACGAGACGATAAGTGGGCAATTAAGAACAGTGAGAAAATTACCGAGAAGGCTCGAAAGAGATCTTCAAAAGAACTTGATCGGTATGCAAAAGAACTGATGAAAAGCCCTGGCGCATTCAACAAGAATGGACAGCTTAGCTCCGCAGTCATCTCGGCCTATAATCAGAAAATGTCGGAATTGATGACTCAAAAGGTATCTGATCTGCGTGCTCCCTCCGGAAAAGTCATCAAGTTTGTAGCCAAGCGAGGAGAAATCGGCGTCATGATGGCGCTTGCTGATGCTGGCTACAATATGGATCAGCTTAAGAACGGCGTGTGGGCAGATGGAAGAGTCTCTTACAAGAAAACCGTTCTTGATAAGATCTAGGGGGTGATGTCATGGAAATGACTTTTGGCTCCCGATTAAAGCATGCGTGGAATGCTTTTACCGGGACTGAGTTTTACCGCCCTAGATACGATATCGGACCGAGTTATTCATATCGCCCAGATCGACCTATTTTCAGTCGTGGAAATGAACGCTCCATTGTCACATCTGTTTACAATCGAATAGCATTGGACGTGGCGTCTATCTCTATCCAGCATGTTCGTCTGGATAAGGATGGACGCTTTACTGATGTTATGGAGAACAGCGGCTTGAATACTTGTCTTGGCTTGGAAGCCAATCTGGATCAAACAGGTCGAGCGTTTATTCAAGATGTTGTCGTTTCCATGCTTGATGAGGGCTGCGTCGCAATTGTTCCGATAGACACAGATATTGATCCGGATTCTGGATCGTTCAAAATTGAGTCGATGAGGACCGGCAAAATTCTGGAGTGGTATCCGGAGCATGTGAAAGTTCATGTCTACAATCAGAAAACTGGAAGAAAAGAAGACATCATCCTTCCTAAGTCTTCTGTGGCAATCGTAGAGAATCCTTTCTACGCAGTCATGAATGAATCCAATTCTACACTGCAACGGCTGATCCGAAAACTCAATATTCTGGACGCCATCGATGAACAAAGCGGTTCCGGAAAACTTAATCTCATTATTCAGCTTCCTTACGTCATCAAGACGGAGGCAAGACGTCAACAGGCGGAAAACCGTCGTAAAGATATAGAAGAGCAGTTGGCCGGTTCTAAATACGGTGTGGCTTACACCGATGGAACCGAACATGTAGTTCAGCTGAATCGACCCGTCGACAACAACCTGATGTCTCAGATCGAGTATCTAACGAGCATGCTTTATAGCCAGTTGGGTTTGACCCAGGGCATTATGGATGGCTCTGCCGACGAAAAGACAATGCAGAACTATGAAACTCGCACTGTCGAACCGATCCTTTCCGCGATCGTTGACGAAATGAGGAGAAAGTTCCTCACTAAGACCGCTCGGTCACAGAAACAATCGATTCTGTTCTTTAGAGATCCGTTCAGATTGGTTCCTGTTAGCAGCCTTGCTGAGATCGCTGACAAGATGACTCGTAACGAGATTATGACCTCGAATGAGGTTCGTCAGAAGATCGGCCTGAAGCCTTCCAAGGACCCGAAGGCAGATGAACTTCGTAACAGCAATCTGAGTGCTCCTAAAGAAGGAACTACATCACCGACCGAACAAACAAACCCGAAGGAGGATACAGTTCAAAATGGATCATGAGTATGACTTCAGTGGCTGGGCAACTCGAAACGATCTTGTTTGCGCTGACGGACGAACGATCCGCAAGGACGCATTCAAGCATTGTGACGGGAAGACGGTTCCCCTGGTCTGGAACCACCGCCACGACGAACCTGCCAACATCCTCGGTCATGCGCTGCTGGAGAACCGGGCAGATGGTGTTTATGCCTATTGCTCGTTCAATGATACCGAGAGCGGTAGGGCCGCTAAAGCTCTTGTCCAGCACGGGGATGTTGAATCCCTTTCCATCTATGCCAATGGGCTGAAACAGACTCCGAACAAGGATGTCATGCATGGTGACATCAAGGAGGTCAGCCTGGTGGTTGCCGGTGCTAACCCCGGTGCGTTCATCGATTTCGTCGATATGGCGCATGCAGAGGAGGGCTCCGAGACGGAGGTCATTATCAGTGCCGGCGAAGGCATCAGTCTCTATCATTCCGAAGAGAAGTCGAAAACTCCTCCTAAGTCCGATGAGGACAAGGAGAAGAAGGATTCTGACAAGGAATCGGAAAAAAAGCCGGATGAGAAAAAGACTGATGCTGAAAAGGAGTCTGAAAAGAAGACAGAGTCCGATGGGGATAAGACGCCTGAGGACAAGCCTGCCGAAGGTGTTGATCTTGAGCACTCGAAGGAATCTGCCAAGGAAAAGTCTGAAACTGAGGGCGATGATAAGTCCGAAATTCAGCTTTCTGAGGACGAGGCCATCGAAGACGTCATCAACACCATGACTCCCAAGCAGCAGCTGGTCATGAATATTCTGATCGGCGCGGCCCTGGAAACGGCCGCAAACGGTGGGGACGAAAAGAAAGCCCCCGAACAGAAAACTGAAAAAACTGAAGGAGGACAATCCACTATGAAGCACAATGTTTTCGAGAAGGAAGAGAACCAGAACGATGTTCTGATCCATTCCGAGGATCGCGCGGCCATTCTCGAACTGGCCAAGACCACCAGCGTCGGCAGTCTGAAGACTGCCATGAAGATCTATGCTGAGCAGAACGAGCTGAAGCATGGTATCGACAATATCGAGAATCTGTTCCCCGACTTCAAGGATCTGCGGCCCGGCGCCCCCGACAAGGTCACTCGTGACCAGGGGTGGGTCAACGTGGTCATGAAGAAGGTCAACAAGAGCCCCATCAGCCGTATCCGTACCCGCCAGATGGATACCCGTGTCGATGCGCTTCGTGCGCATGGTTACCGGAAGGGCACCCAGAAGACTGTTTCGGCCAACATGAAGGCCATTTCCCGTACCACTGACCCCCAGACCGTGTATATCACCGATGCCCTGCATCGTGATGACATCATCGATATCACCGACTTCGATGTGGTCCAGTACCAGTGGGAGACTATGCGTGAGATCCTCAATGAGGAGATCGCCACTGCCATCATGATCGGCGACGGTCGTATCGACAACGATCCGAATAAGATTTCCGAGGATCATGTCCGCTCCATCTGGAACGACGACAACACCTATACCATTCACTACGACGTGGATATCGAGGCTGCCCGGACCGAGCTGAACGGCACCCGGACCGATCAGAACTTCGGCGACAACTACATCTATGCTGAGGC